CAAGATCAAAGACATCAGCATATTGGTATTGAAAAAATGGCAAGAATTTAATCAAGCATATAAAACAGCCAATGGTGGACAAGATGCAGGTGCAGAACAAGCAAAGGCCTGGTTCAAAAACTTCAGTGGTGGTCAAGACGCTAAAAATACACCACCACCAAGCGGTAATAATCCAGCACAAATACAAAAATGGTTAGAACAAGAAGTAGCCAATACCCTGGCGCAACGTGCAATGGCTAAAGTGCAAGGTGATTTACCAGACATCAGTGGACTTAATAGACAAGAATTACTACAGTTAAGACAACAGTTAACAGCAACAGGATTAAACGAAGATATCCTAAATGAAGTAGATTGGTCCAAGGTTAAAAATGCAGTAGCTGGTGGTGCTATATCATTGGCCGCACTAGGACTTCCTGGACTAGCCAACGCTGATGCGCAAAAAATGACACCAGAACAAATTCGTGCTTGGGTACAACAAAGTGTAAAAAATAAAACACCATTACAAGCACAGCAGATCGTTAATAAATTAAATGTGGCACCTACGGCAGATACTCCTGCTGTGGCTACACCGGCTCCAACAGCAACACCTGCTCCAGTTAAAGCTGAGCCGGCACCACCAACTGTAGATCCTAGTGTTGCTCGTAAAGCGGTTAGCACATTACCTCCAGGAGGTGCCAGCAAACCAGCTCCGGTGGCTAAACCAACACCAGCACCCGTAGCTAAAGCAGAACCTAAAACTGAACCAAGCAAAGCAGAGACTAAAAAATTACAAGGTAAATGGAAATATAGTACTTCTACTCATGGATTAGAAGGTAATGAGGGGAAATACTGGACATTGACTAGTAATAATAAAATTGATTTAGATTTTCCATACGGGTCTACCCCGCTGGAATTACATGTAGTGAAAGCAAACGGAAAATATAGTGTAGTACTTACTAGCGAAGGACAATTTTATGAACAAGACTCAGATTTTGATGGTGGAACCGTTAGAATGAAATTTGATAATGGACCAATTGAATCATTTCGTTATAGTGAATCTTCTTCGGGATCTACAGGAGTAGCATATTTAGACAGTGATAAGTTATTTGATAAAATTGCTAATAGCAAGACTATTAAAATTGAAATACCTTATTATCAAGCAGGAAGACAGGTATTTACATTTGATAGTGCAGGATTAACTGGCAAATAATATGAAAATTACACAACTACTAATTGAACAACAAAAAGCACGTGGCCAAAGCCTATGTGAAAGCGTATGTCATGACCTTACTAAAGAACAACGTCGTATAGTAGAAGGCATCTACAAGACATTTGAACCATTGATGGAAGTAGCGTTGACTGCTGATCAAATTCAACAGGTATTTCAACAAGTTGATCAAGCCAAAGGTAATCGCACACTAATAGGCAAAGGTGTAGATGTTGCTAGTCAAGTCAACGATGCAGTTAATAAAGTTGGTACCTGGTTGCAAAATACCACCCCAGTACAAGGTTTTGATGCTAAGTTTGAACAATTGAAACAATCAGTAAGATCTAAAATGGGTGAAGATAATAAGATCATCCAAGGTATTGATCGTCTAGGTCAATTGGCCAAAGACAATCCAGGTAAGACAGCGGCCATCATCGGTGTGCTTACTACTATCGCTTCACTTGCTGGCACTCCTGCTGCAGGTGCAGTAGTTGGCGGTATCCTACGCGGCACAACAGAATTACTCAAAGGTGAAAAACTTTCAACTACGATTGGTAAAGGCCTGAAAGGTGCAGCCTACGGTTGGATGATAGGAAAGAGTTTACAAGAGATTGGCGGCTTATTGCGAGATGGTATATCATTTGTAGCAGATAAAATATTCCCAGGGGTCACTCATTGCACACAAATAGTCAATGGTACTATGGTATGGGACGTTACTCTTAAAGATGCTGATGTAAAAACATTAAGTGGACTTCAACAGGCTGCTAGCAAGGCAATGTTTGATAATGATCCTAATTACACAAACTTATATAATAAGGCCGCAGATTTCGTAACTAAAACAGTGAATCAACCTGGTTACTACGATGAGATAGTTAAAAACGCCGCTTCAGCTGAAAAATTCTATACTGCTGCTAATGCAGCCGCACAAGTAATGAAAGGTATTGGTGCTGGAGCACAAGGTGCTGTTACAGCCACAGCTGGTAATGATAAAAAACAACCAGCACAAACAGAGAGTAGAGAATTAACAGAATCAGAAATTACTAATATATTTTCTCGTATAGAACGTCTTAATAATCGGATGCTAACTGAAGGACGATTAGAAGAAGGTATCTGGGATGATGTTAAATCAGGTGCAGGTAAAGGCCTACAAGGTATTAAAAGTCTAGCAGGTAAAGCAGGATCAGCAGTGGCCAAGGGTGCAACAGCGGTAGGTGGCGCAGTAGCTCAAGGCGCAGGTAAAGCTCTGGGTGCAGTAGCACAAGGTGCCGCTAAAGTTGGGCATAGTATGACTACTAAAGTCACAGGTAGCGCACTACAAAAAGCCTGGGAAAAAGCAGGCAAGCCAACTGACTCAGCTGAGATTGAAAAATTCTTACAAACACAAGGTGTTAATCCTCAAGTAATTAAAACTGTATTCCAAGCTAATAAAATTCCAGTAACACCAACAGCACCAGTAGGACAAGATGCGGCCAATGATCCAACAGTTGATGCGATGCCAGATGTTATGGAGCCTGGTGGTAATAGACCTGAACAAGGTGCAATGGCTCAAGGTGTACAACAAGCCCAAGGTGGACAGCAACCTCAACAACCAGCTCAACAGCAACCACAACCTGCTCAAGGTGGACAACCACAAGCTCAACAACCACAACCTACCCAAGGTGGACAACAGCAACCAGGTGTAACTGCATCTAAATTACCTGATGTTAGCAAGTTGACTCCAGAACAGAAAAAACAATTACTAGCACAAATTGATCAACGTCTTGCATCGTTACCAGCGCCAACACAGCAACCACAGCCACAAGTACAACAACCAGCGCCAACACAATCTGCGCAACCGCAGGTACAACAACCAGCTCCTGTGCAACCGCCAGCAACTAATGTACAAGACCAACCAGCGGATTTATTTGCTGAGCCAACTGCAACTCCTGATCTAAAAGTATCACCAGCTCCAAAAGCAGGACTGCCAACTCCAGATGAACAAGCCAAGTATCAAGAAAAATTAAAGGCAGCTGATCAGACGCAAAACAAAACAACAACAGTAGGAGCACCAACTCCAGATGAACAAGCTAAGTTACAGGCAAAATTAAAAGCAGCTGACCAAGCACAAAACAAAACCAAACCAGCACCTAAAGAACTAGCAGAAAGTTATAAAGAATTTAAGTTTCTAGTAGACGGCATAAAGGCACGCATTTAATGAAATTATTTGAAATAAAAGGACAAACCCCCAACTTCTTGTTAACAGAAAGCAAGAATACCCATCTTGAGCACGTTGAAGATCTAGTGTTCAATAGTGGCTATGCTGGTGCTGAAGAGGCTTTGACATATATTGAAAGCCTACGCCATATGCTGGCAGAAGGCACAGGTACTACAACTAAACTCACAGTCAAGTGGGATGGATCGCCAGCAATCATCTGTGGCATTGATCCTGCAGACAGTCGTTTCTTTGTTGGTACTAAATCAGTGTTCAGCAAAGGACAACCTAAACTTTGTAAGTCCACAAGAGATATTGAAAAGTTCTACGGTGATCAACCTGAGCTAGCAGAAATGCTAAACTACTCTCTCAAGTATCTAGCTAAACTAGGTATTGGCGGAGTAGTACAAGGTGACTTGTTGTTTACTCCAGGTAAAGTTTCAACAGCAGACGTCAACGGTGAGTCATGCTATGTGTTTACCCCTAACACTATTACCTATGCTGTACCAGTTAACAGTCAACTAGGCGCTCGTATTGCCAAGGCCAAACTAGGTATTATATTCCACACCAGCTACAGTGGTTCTAGTATACAAGATATGTCTAGCAACTTTATAGTTAATGTACAAGGTCTAAATCAAACAGCTGATGTATGGTTTGATGATGCTACATACAAAGACTACACAGGTATCGCTAGTTTAACTCCTACAGAAAATACCAAGATACAACGCTTGATACAAAGCACATTGTCTACCATGGAGAAACTTGGCCCACAACGGTTCAATATCATCCTTGACAATAAAGAGTTTGCTAAACACATCAAACCCTATATCAATAAAAGCATTCGCAGTGGCATACAGATTGAAAACCCCAGTGGGTTTTTGAAAGACTTTATGACACACTATCACAATGAGCAGACCAAAGACATTGAAGATGTTGCTAGCCGTAAAGCACAGAATCGTCTAGTTAAGATCAAAGAAAAAGAACAGTGGATCGCTGACAATGCTAATAATTTATTAGGTGTGCTGGCTGTTTACAAACGCCTAGTAGAAATTAAATCTCTACTGCTAAACAAACTACAACAAGTAGAAGGCATTGGTACATTCCAAAAAACACAAGACGGATATAAAGTAACAACACCAGAAGGATTCGTTGCTATTGGCCACGATGGCGGTGCTGTTAAACTAGTAGATCGTCTAAGTTTCAGTCGTCAAAACTTCCTAAAACGTAAATAAAACAACCAATTTTTTGTCTTTGGCATAAATATTTACATGCGCGAAAGCGTACAAACATAGGAGAAATACAAAATGGCAACATTTACAAGAAGCAATCCAACAGCGGTTGCAAGAGGCACTATCCAACGTAATACTGCACAATCAGTATACAAAGTAGTATTAAGTGGCGGTATCGCTGCAATAGCTAGCGATGCAGCAGCAGCAAAAGTAACAGATGCATTAGGTTCATTTGCTGGTATCATCCAAGTTAAGTCAGATGGATCAGAACTTTTCTTAGTAGTTGATCGCGTAAACGCAACTATTGGTGCAGTTGCTGGTGCGATTGCTCAAGTATTAGATACAGGTACATTTACAGTTTCTGGCGGTGTTGCAACACTATCAACATCAGCAACAGTAACAGTTACAGAGCCAACAGACTTAGAAGGTATGTAAGATCTGTAGTTAGCATTAAAACTAAAGCACGCTATTTTAGCGTGCTTTTTTTTGTCTTGATATTCTGTTAACTAGCATAAATAATACAAAGATCCATTGGAGAAAAACATGGCAGTATTTACAAGAACACGAGGTAACGTTGCTACAGCAGGTACTACTTATACACCTAATTGTAACGTTCAACTTATTAGAGTACGCAATGGTGCAGGACTTCCTGTAAACGTTGCTGCAGCAAGCAGTACACTTGGTAGCACAGTAGAATTAATCCTTAGCGAAGTTGCTCCATTAGCTTACATGGTGGAAACTGGAGCTTCAGGTAATATTCATATTGTTGTAGATCAAACAGTCACAGCGGCAGAATTACAACACCGTATTCGTCAAATTGGTGCAAATGCGGCCGCAACACGTTTAACAGCGACAACATTTACCTATGCTAATACATTCACTGGCGCAGATACATTAGATATCAGTGGCACAGGTGTATATGATGCAAACGTAATCAATGGTGCTGGATTCAAAGTTACATCAAAAGACGGCGAACCAAACTAATAGTTAATACAACAAAAAGCACTGTGAAGGTGCTTTTTTTGTGGCTTAAAATCCTATCAATAAATACTCTTATAATGACTCAAGAGAATTTAAGGATTTACAAATATCAAGGCCACACCCTAGTAGACATCACTCATACTGGTGTGACTAGACACAGCCTAGAACAAGAGCGTGCTAGAAATCAGCAACGTAATTGGGAAACGGTACAACAACTACTTGGTCTTCGTGCGCAGGTATTAGAAATTGCTCAAAGAAAATTAACCAAGCAAGAGGTAACTAACTTTGGGTCAGCGTATCAAGGTCAACACACAGTATGGCAATTTGAATTCTCTGTAGAAGTTGTTAATGTATTCAAGTTAGATCAAGACCCAATAGGTATATTGTTACAAGATTTTAACCATGCACCAATTGTGGCCGAGTTAGATGAAACAGTTAAATTTCCCATGCATTTATTCTTTACCAATGGTGAGAATAAAAACATACATTTTGATTTATTGTAGTACCATAAATATATTAGATGCTCATAGGCATTCATTAAGGCACATATTAAGGCACATTGTTAAGGCTCACTCAAAAGACGGCATCGCTCACTTAGGAAGGCGAGATGGCCAAACCAGCAGAAATTGAAAAACAGAGTCTAGAAGCCCACGTTGAAATATGTGCCGTTAGGTACGCAAACTTGGAAACTAAACTAGAAAACTTAGAACACCGTATGGACAAACTTGAAGGCTACCTAGTAGGCATCAAGGAAAGTCTAGACGACAAATTTGAAGGTCGCGGCAAGCAAAGTGTCAGCACCTTAGTCAGCATCTTAGGCGTGATCCTAGCAGGCCTTATTGGATTTATCGGACACGCTCTCTTCAAGTAACTAAATACTTACATGAAGATAGTTGAACTCACTAACAAATTACTATTACCAATCACCAACGAAGAGCATGATCTGCTAAAAAAGTTTGGTGATGATTCTATTTCTAAATCGCAACTTGATGAGCGCGAACAAATTTTAGCAAATGGTCTAACAGTCAAAGATGTACTAATTCGAACAAATCAAGATGGCAAAATCCACTACAAAAAACAAATTAGTTGAGTTTGACATTGAGAAGATTCGTCGCTTTACACAAACTGAATTAACTAATCTAGCACAAACCCAAAACGATTTACCTTTTTGTTATCAAATTGGTAGTGACATTTTAGTGGGCAATAATAAGATAGTTAAAATCAATGATAACAGTTGGCGAGTAACAGAACAAGGTCAACAGATATTTGATTTTTTCAATCGCAAAGATGCTATTTTTTATTGTATTGCTGTGCATAAACAACAATTACAACTAGCAAATGATATACGCATCAACGATAGTCTATTAAATAAGTTAGAGTTTGAGGCAACACTATATCGTTTAAGATATAAAAAAGCCCAGGAAAAAGGCGATGATTGGGGTGAAGAATACTACAGTAACAAGTATTCTGAGGTTATAAATCGCATAGACCATATTAAGAAAGAATTAAAGAAATCCTTAAACTTGGCTAAATATATTAAACTGTAATTGGGAATCCTACTATGAAAATAACAGAAATGGCAGTAACCAGCGCCAAAAAAATTAACAAATTAATGGAAAGCCGCTTTGGTTTTGCCCTAGATTTTAGTAAAATGAGTGTTGCTAAAGCAGAAGCTTTAAGCGAAACTATCAATGCTAATCTAGAAAAAATTCGCCACAGCGTAGATCTACACACAGCAGAACGTAATCCACGTTATATGGAATTACTAACTGTTCAAGAAGGACTAGGCCGTTGGTTAAGCGAGAATCGTCGTCAAATCAATGAAGGTGAAGTTGGTAATGCAGAAGTATTACTAGCCGCTAAGAACATGGTTGACAGCGTACAAGATGCTATTGAAAAAGTAGGTAAAATGCAAAATGAACAATTACCTGAATTACTAGATTCAATCCGTGACCAAATTGGTTCAGAACAAGCAGAAGGTTTCAAAAACGCAGTAGGTGCTACATTAGATACTCTAATGCAAAATCTACAACAAGCACGTGAAGGTGTTGACAGTGGTGTTCGTATTTTAACTGGTGAGCAGGTTGACAACCCAATGGAATTACCAGGTGATCAAGCAGGTGCTGACCTAAGTGGTGGCGAATTACCTCCGCCTCCAGGCAGTGATTTAGATGCTGACGAAACAGATGGATTTGCAGCTACTGATGCAGCAGTTGGTGGTGCAGAAGAGCTTGGCCGCGAACAACGTTAATCGTGAGATTAGATGAGTTTGTACACGGTCCAACAAACACTCCAGAAAGTAATTTAGTTACTGCTCTGGAGTTAATCCAACACAGATATAAAGACAAAGATAAAGTCCCCAACGTAAGCACACAAAGTCTAATCAATTTGGTACGAAACACAGATCGTACCTTTGATTATGATGCATTGATCAGTGCCAACGAAAACAATCCAGCAGTAAAAACACTGATCAAATCATTTAACAAAGATATAGTTGAATTAAATCCTGTTAATGATGGTGAAGAACAAGCGCCTACTACCAACATAGGTGATGAAACTACACAAGCACCAGTCGACACAGTAAGTAATATGGCTAAATCAGCCGCTAAGAAACGCGGCGCCGCCGGATTTTAATTACCAAAACCCATTGACATAACACACTAAATACTGTAGTATTTTACTATACTATTGGAGTTTATATATGGCTTATTCGGAAAAAGTTCTAGACCACTACGAAAACCCTCGTAATGTGGGCACCATGGACAAGGATAGTCCAGATGTAGGAACAGGTATGGTTGGTGCACCGGCCTGCGGTGATGTAATGAAACTACAGATTGAAGTCCATGAAGGGATCATAACAGATGCCAAATTTAAGACGTATGGCTGTGGTAGTGCTATTGCTAG